AGAAAAGCTATGAAGCCAGCATTAAACACCGCTAAAGAGTTGGTGCGTAAAGATACTGGACAATTAGCGGCAACCCTACAAATCGAAGCTAGGAAGCCTACAAACAAGGATAAGCACTCTAGGTATGTCAGCCCTACTGAAATTGTCATAGCGAGGGTTTCTGTAGCCCCTGGCAGTAAGTTTCACCCTAAGACATTCCATAATCTACACAGCGGCAAAGGTGCAATTAAGCAATATTCCGTTATGGATGCCAGAACCGTTGCCAATGAATTTGGTACTGCTAAAATGCCAGCAAAGCCATTTTTGCGCCCAGCTTTGGAAACAAACTCACCAGCAATCTTAGCTTCATTAAGTCAAGATATGGGCGGGGCATTAGAAAAATATAGATCAAAACACATGAAGGATATGAAATGAGCCAATTTGCAAATGCTTTAGGCAAACGATTTGTTGAAAACCAAGAATTAGTGCGTACTCGTTCATTTGAAATGAATGGGCATACTTTCCAAATCAAAGTGCCAACCACATTGGAATTTGAAGCTATTACAGAAAGAATTAAACAAGTAGATGAAAATAAAGTTAATAAATATTATTTAGAACTATCTAAACCATTTATTGATAATAAAACCGATTTTGAAAAAGAAAATGTTGATTTTCAAGAAAATGATGTATTTGTTAAAGGCAGATCATTAAAAGAAACCGCCAAAAATAAAGTAATTACTGAAAATCGTATTACTGAAATGTTTAAGTTAATCGTGCCAGAAGATAAATCTTTTGATATGAATACTATTACATACGATATGGTAGAGGAATTATTCCCATTTTCTATTCAATTAGAGGTAGTGGACAATATCACCAGAACCATTAGCCCAAGTTACGAATCTTCAAAGGGAAAGTAACTGGGTCGATTCGTAGGCAAACAAAGGCTTATATCCTTGCTCACGGGTCTGACCCAAACCAAATAGATGAAGAAACATTTACCGACATTTGCGTTATGTACGCAGATGGATTAATTGGCAATCGTGGAATCTTGGAAGTATTAGGCACATTGACCGCTGGTCATTTTAATTCGTTATTGCCAAAAGGTAAGCCAAGTTATAAATTGCAAGATATAATACCCAAAGTGTATGGGTATATTTACCCGCCATTAACAGAACAAGATAAAAAGGATCAAGCTAATCAGCAATTATTAACATTTATGTTAATGAGTCCAAAAGTACCAGAAAGTCTGTTAAAAGGAAAATAAATGGCAAATATCGCAAGTCTTGGGGTCAAGTTAGGCATAGATACAGCCGACTTTACGCAAGGCATCGAAAAAGCCAAAGAAGCCTTACAGAATTTCAAAGAACGGGCTGGCGAATTACTGTCCGTTGCCGCATTTGCTGAAATGGCAAATAAAGCAATGGAATATGCCGATTCCGTTGTTAAAACCGCAAAAGCCAATGATGTAGCGGTTGCATCCGTTTTAAACTTATCATCTGCCTTAATGAAAAATGGCGGGGATGCGGAAGAAACCAGCCGTATTTATTCTGGATTTACTCAAAAAATTGAATCTGCCGCATTAGGTAGTGGCAAAGTTCAAGAAGCATTTGCCAGATTGGGCGTTTCCCTAAAAGACTTAAAAACGCTATCTGAGGAAGATTTATTTAATAAAACCGTACAAGGTCTTGCAAAAATGCAAGATTCTGCGGAACGCAACGGTTTGGCGTTTCAAGTTTTGGGTCGTGGCATTAGGGGCGTTGATATTAAAGGTTTGGCGGCAGACCTTGAAGAAGGTCGTGGCGAAATGGATAAGTATGCCCAAGCTGTTACCCAGGCACACGAATTAAGCATTAAATTAAAAGAAGCATCACATCAACTTACATTAGAATTTACTAACGCAGTATTTCCATCGTTATTACAACTTTATGATGCGTTGCACAAAGATGCCAGCGCAATTCAGTTTTTTGGTGATGTATTGCAAACAACTGCCGAAACTGTTTCTGTGGTCTTTAAATATACCGCTACAGTTATTGTTGGATTTTTTACAGAAATACAAGGCGTTATTGCGGCCACAACCGATGCTATACATGGTGATTTTTCTAAGGCTTTGCAAGACCTAAAAGACTATGACGATAAAGTCAAAAAGATGGCTGAATCCGATGAGGAATTTGCCCAGAAGATTTTAAATCGTTCAAAAGAAGCACCAAAACAACAGTCACAAGAAGCTGTAAATCGTGCAGTAACGCCAGCGGGTCAAAAACAATTATTGGCGGCACAAGATTTATCAAAAGAATATGAACGCCAAGCGGCTATTCAGTTTCAATTATTGACTGCTAAAGAATCAGAAACACAGCTTACTAAAAATCAAAAAGATTATGTAGCTGAAATTACCAAAGTCTTGGCAGAAATGCAAAAGGCTTTGGACAATGTGGACAAAAAGATTGCCACAACTGATCCAACGACTGCGGCTGGTCAGCGTACCATTGCAATGCTCAAGGATCAAAAACAGCAAATTATTGATACTGCCCAGACTTATGTTCAAAAGACTGAAGATGAAGTATTGGCAACTCAAGCATATCAACAATCATTTAGCTATGGTTGGCAAAAAGCATATGAACAATATATAGAAAATTCTGATAATGCCGCTATGCAAGCGCAAAAAATGTTTAGTGCAATTACTAATACGATGACTAATGCGCTAGATCAATTCGTTCAAACTGGTAAATTAAACTTTGGCGATTTGGCAAAAAGCATTATTAATGATTTGTTAAAGATTGAATTGCAAGCTCAAGAAATGAAATTATTTGCCGCAATGGGCGGTGGATTTGGTGGATTGTTTAGCGGTGGTTTGTTTGCTGGTGGAGCATCAACACCAGGGGGAGCATATTCTGCTGATTTTATGACTGCCGCTGGTGGTGGTGATTTAACTCCTGGTATGCCAGCTATAGTTGGTGAAAATGGCCCAGAGTTGGTTATTCCTCAAACTGGCGGTACAGTTGTGCCAAACAATAAATTAGCAGATGTTATGGGCGGCTCAAATCAACCATCTGTAATGTATAACGGCCCATATATTGCCAATATGTCTGCTATTGATACTCAATCAGCTACACAGTTTTTGGCTAGAAACCAAACCGCAGTATGGGCGGCTAATCAATCTGCCCAACGATCATTACCGCAAAGTAGATAAATATGGCAGATATAAGCACCATTCTGGCAATGTCAGAGCAAATAACGATTATGGATCAGAGATTGGTCGGTCAAGCTATTAGCCGTAACCAGCGTATTTCTACATCTGAAATTGTTACTGTTATTCCATTCCAATTTACTTTTAAGCCTAACTCTTATCAGCTTTACAGCCAAAATCGTAGTCTATTGGCTAACTTACGCTATTACGATAAATCGCTAGAGCAATACCTTAACTTTGCATCTACTGGATGGGTAAATTACATTGCATATCAAGGTGACATGACTTCAAGTCAAATTTCAGCTTGTCAATGGGAAACCGCATCATCTGGGCAAAATCTAGTATTAGGTAGTTTGCCTTCTATTTCTTCAACATCTTACATCGTAAAGGCTGGTGATTTTTGCCAGGTTGATCGTTATGCTTATATTGCTACCGCTGATGTTATGCGTGGTTCTGGGACTACCGTTACTATTCCTGTTCACCGCACCTTATTAACAACTTTAGTATCACCAGAATATGCGGTTATTGGGCAATATGGCACAACCGTTTCGCTAGGCGGCAATACTTATACTGGTTGCACCTTCCCAATCATTTTGCAACAATACCCAACTTATAATTTAATCCCAATGACCAATGATAGTTTTATACAATGGTCTGGGCCATTTAAGGCATTTGAATCGGTATTATGAGCCAAATAATAGCACCAATACAAAATACTAACAATATTCGATATGCGGATTTTGTGCGTATTGTTACGCCATCTACAGAATATCGTTTTTCTACTGCACCAACAGCAATTACTGTTTCAGCAGTTGATTCTCAGCCTTTTGACGGATTAGGGCAGTTAATTGGGATTGGTAAAGTTCAGCGGGACATTAAATCTACTGCCAATCAAACCACAATTACTTTGGTAGGTATTGATACAGCCCTTTTGGGCGTGGTGCTAAATGGTAATTTAAAAGGCGCACAAATTACCATGTGGAAAGGTTTTTTCAATACTGATGGCTCTTTAATTACATCTGGTGGTGCTGGCGGTCTTTATCAGTATTTTTATGGATTTATTAATACTTTCAACATTGGCGAACAATGGATGGAAGAAGTGCGTATGTATGTTGGTACGGTTACAGTTAGTGCCGCAAACATTCAAATGATTTTACAAAACAGAACGGTTGGTAGGTTTACTAATGATGCAAGCTGGGAATATTTCACGCCTGGCGATACATCAATGAACCGAGTGGCCACTATATCGACAATATATTATGCCTTTGGACAAAACAGTTAGATTTGCAAATAAATTTGATTTTGATGCAATTTATAAAATATTAGAGCATTTTTGCCATACTCATCGATTTGAAATATTAAAAGATGAAGCAAAATGGTCAAGACAGTATGTAGGTAAACAATTAAGCATGATTCTGGCTGGCGCTGGATTTATATTAATTGCAGAAGATTTAAGTGGTGTTTTGGTCGCAATGAAAGCCCCGTGTTTTTTTATTGAAGGGGAATATTCGCTACATGAGATTATGTGGCATAGCACAAACGACAAAACATCATTAAAGNTGTTTAAGAAGTTTATTGAAATTGGTACAGAAATGAANAAAACTGGCGAAATAAAAGAAGCNCATTTTTCNTGTTTTACTGATTCTGATTTCAGTAGATATGGTGCAACTAAGTTACAGAACACTTGGAAGATATAGCATGGGTGGCGGTGGTGGCGTTTTAGGTGCGATTGTTGGTGCTGTAATTGCCGTAGTTGGCGTAGTTACAGGACAACCAGAATTAGTAATGATGGGTCTAACAATGGCCGCATCATCTATTGTGTCGGCCTTAACCGCCCCAAAAGCACCAACAAGTAATGGCCAACAATTAACAACTGGCACTAATTTACAAATTCAACCAGCAACTAATAACAAATTGCCAATCGTTTATGGTAATTGCTATATTGGCGGGACAATTACTGATCTTTCAATTACT